ATGTATTTGTGCGGTCAAAAACCGCGCCATTCGGCAAAGCGGCTGTCAGCGAGCCGAAACGCGCCTTATGGTTGACCGCGCCTACACGGGTGTAGCTGTCGCCGTCTGTCGATACCCACACTTCAGCACCGCCCCACATATCGCCTCCGGCAGTTGCCAGCCAGATTTGCGGTTCGCCGCCCGTCAGTTGCAACGGTGCCTCGAAAATTACAGGCACATGGGCGTTGCCCGGCGAAACGTTGTAGTCGGCCGAATAACCCAAAGACGGCTGCGTCGGATATTCCGACACGGTATAAACACCGACTGGGTAGTCCTCAGCCTTGATGGATAGAACCCCTTCTTCGTCTTCTTCAATCTCCGTGATTCGGACGGGCGTTTTATTCAAACCAAGCCCTGCGTCAGTCAGGGTTACGATGTCCATCGGCTCAAGCAGGCAATACTTCCAACCCAGCTTGAACTCATACTCGTTACGGACGTACAGGGCGCGTTGCAGCAGTTGTTGTGCTACTTTTTGCGCCACCTTCGCATCGCAAATGCCGTGCATTTTGATCGCGTCTTTCGGGCGCAATCCGTACTGCTCGATATTCGCCTGGTCTTTCACTTCGGCGATGGCGACGTTGTAGTCGTTGTTCCTGTCAAGGTACTCGACCTGAATCTGATTAAACGCATCGGCATTGGTTTTGCGCTCGACCTTTACCGGGTCTTGCGCGCCCGAAACGATAAAATCGTCATCGGTCAGGTCGTAGACGGCTTTATTGTCGGCAACATAAACCGCGCCATTCCCCGAATAGCTGCCGTCTCCGTAAGGAATGATTTTCAGACGGCCTTGCGAAAATACCGCCGCACTGTTGGTCTGTTCGAGTAGTTCGGAAATATTCCGTTGCGCCTCCCCCTGTTCCGTGTAGGCAGGACTTAGGAAAATACCGACGGCGCGGCAATAATTGCTGTATCGGTCGGTATCGCCGATGTTTTGGGACGGAAAACCGCAGCCGTAGCGTTGGTTTGTCAGCAAATCCAATACGATTTCGCGTGGGTTTGCATCGGGGATATTGCCGGAATAGCCCAATTTCCCGATGACCTCGAAATTGTGTTGGTAAATCTGAGCCGATTTCGTCAGTTCGTAGTTCGGGCTGCACAAATAAGCCGTGCCTGAATAATTCAAGGCTTGGTCTTGGTGCTTCGCCTGTTGCAGGTGCGTCCACAACGGCTGCTCATCGCCGCCGCGCATAAGCGTCAGGCGCAACTGTGCCAGCGAATCGAATTTCTCCTTTTCGCGCCAAATCCGCCCTACGCCCTGAATTTCGCCCTCGCACAAAGCAAGCATAACGGCGGCCTCGTAGGTGTATTTAATGTCTTCCTGTGTTACACCTCCCCCGCCCTTACCGCCCTGACGCGTCGTGGTCTTATGCTCGATGGTAACGAAATCGCCGTACCACACCAAATTACCGGCTACACGCGTCCTGCCGTAGATGACGGGCAGGGTCAGCCCTTGTGATGACTGCTGAACCTGTAACGATAAAATCCGCTCTTCTGCTGATGTAATAGTTGACGATTTACCACCCATAAAACCACCTCAAAACACTTGCAAAAATTATCAAAATTGATATAATTTACTTATATCAAAACAGATATAAAATATGAAACCATTAAATTTTTTAGGCGATTCATTGGATTGCCTGCGGCAATTCCCCGAAAATGCCAAACAAGCGGCAGGTTATCAACTTCACCGCATCCAATGTGGCGGAATGCCGGTCGATTTCAAACCCATGAACACCATCGGCAGCGGAGTGATGGAAATCCGCCTGAGGGAAGAAGGCGGCGCATACCGCGTCATCTATACAGCCAAAATTGCCGATGCCGTCTATGTACTGCACGCCTTCCAAAAGAAAAGCCAAAAAACCGCGCCCGCCGATTTGGAATTGGCGAAAAAACGTTACAACAAATTAATTCAGGAAAAGAAATAATGGAAAGCCAAACCTTCGCCTCCGTATTTGACGCACTGTGCGACACGCCCGCCGAAGCTGCCAATATGCGGTTACGAGCCGACCTGATGATGCACATCGCCGATACCGTCCGCGAAAACGGTTGGACGCAAAAACAGGCCGCGATGCTCTGCGGTCTGACCCAGCCGCGCATTAACGACCTGCTAAACGGGAAAATCGACAAATTTTCATTGGATGCGCTCGTAAACATCAATGCCGAACTTGGGCAGAGCATTTCCTTATCCTTCGCCCCCGCGTAAAGCCTGTCCTTTCCGGCAGCCGCAAAATCAAAATGAAAATGTAAAAAACCGAACCTCTCTCCCGATAAGTTCGGCTTGGTTGATGTTGTCCAACACCACGCCGCGCCCGATGTAGCTGTGAATAATCTTGCCGTCGCCTGCCAAAATGGCGGAATGACTAAACGTGCGCCCGAACTTCCACATAGCGATGTCGCCGGGCTTCGGGTCGTCCGTCTCTTTGCAAAACTTGGTAATGACCTCTAAATACCGCTCCGTATCGCGGTGCAGATGCCAGTCGCGGGAATATTTGGGCGGCGTGAAGTCATCGGGGACGATACCGACCGCGCCATAAACACCGGCAAGCAACATGGCGCAATCCACGCCCGCGCCCTTAACCATCGCGTGATGATGGTACGGCGTACCAAGCCATGACCGCGCCTCTTCAACAATTTGCGCTCTCAAATCCATTTCAGACGGCATATCACACCACCGTATCTGCCGAAGGGATGAACGGGAAGCCGCGGAAATGCACGATATTGTTAAATTTGTTTTTACAGGTATCCTGACGCTTGTTGCAGCCTGGATAAACCTTAAACACATCGCCCGCTTGCGGCGGGAATGGCAGGCGCAAGGCAAACTCGAACGCATTACCGCTATGCACCTTGACCGTCCTGCTCAAGCCTGCATTTCGCCCGCTCGTAAACTTAATCACACCCTGTGAGAACCACCCGTCAGGCTGCGTCAGATTGTGTTTCAACACAGTTCCCGTTTGGCTGTTTTCGATTACGCGCCCATTCACTGTGAATTTCTCACGGTTGACCTTGCAACCCTCGTCGTAGAGCGTCCTCATGCAGCCTGCCTGATAGATGTTGCGCGGGCTGGAGACGTTCAAAAGCTCGATGTCGGATTTCACATCGACTTTTACAGACGACCTGCTACCCGATACGTCCGACACGCGCCCTGAAAAGATATTCACGGCACCGACAGGGCGAAGCTCTGCAAGAGAACCGTCAACATCGGCAGCCGACCGCAAATCAACACCCGAAATCCGAATGGAATCGGACGTTTGGTATCGCGTCTGTACAATCAGGCTGCGTATTTCCTTGACCGTCTTGCCCGCCGGTATTGCATGCTTGAATGAAATCCGTTCATTCAGTGTTTTCTTACTGCCGCTGACCGCTTCCCCATACCAGCAGCCGAAATAACCGACTGAGTTGTCCGTATAGGTTACAGACAGTTCGGCACCGATGCGCGGATATGGCTTGCCGTAAATTGACGTTGCGTTTTCAAGCGCAATATCACATGACAAGACAAACTCGTTCGGCAAATCGCCGTGAACTTGCAGCGTTTTAGTCTCGGTTCGGTTCACGCCTGATACCTCTAGGACTGCGTTTGCGTCCTCAACCATGTTGCCGATATTTGTAGCAGATGGTTTGAAAAACACACGGTCAATCTTGACCCGTGCGCCGTCCAATACACCGCCTAGAGCAGCTTCAGCCCATTGCAAACCCTCAAGCCTGTAATCGGGCGCGGCTGAAATCTGCAAGGTGTTGGAATCAACGTCCAATCCAACGGCGGTACGGGTTGCGCCGCGCTTAATAATCAGCTCGTGCGCCCCGTAGGTCTGACCGTCCCAAACGACGGGCATATCCGCGCCGGTATGTCGTAACACCTGACCGCCCGAAAGGGTGATGGTGTACAAATCCGCCATCTGAAACTCATCGCTGCCGTGCAGCAAATCAATCAGTTCTTTTGTTGCCGTCTTCATAGCTTCACACTCGTAAACTCAATCTTTTTGGCTGCCCATAAGCTGCCCAAAACGTTTTCAAAATCCACCGTATCAGACGTAAATCTCACGCGGAAATAAAAACCGCCCGTCCATGTGATCGGGCGACCCGGCGTTTGAGGCGTATTGAAAACCAAAACGCCCTTGTCGGTAACGGTGTAATCGCGCCCATACGTCAACGCTACGCCGCCCACTTTGACGGCGGGTCGTTCCTTGACTGCCAACACAGGCTCGATAAATCCGCCCATAGAGCGGACAAGCTGATAGCGCGTAACACCCTGCACCGTGTTTCCAATAGGCTGATCGGTTACGGCGTTGTCGGTCGGATCTTCGTACAAAAAACTTTCAAAGCTGCCTTTGCGTGCATTGAAGAATCCCGCCAACTGCTCCAACTCGTTTACGGATGCTTTTGTCCGCAACACCTCGAATGACAGTGAAAACCGCCATTGCGGGTAGGTGTAGTAGGCGGTTCGGAACTCACGCCCGCTTGCCGATTTCTGCGTACCGGTACTCCATACCGCCGTTTTCTTCCGCCCCCACTTTAAGCCGGGAAACGTGGGGAAAATCGCATTACCCATTAGATGATTCCTTTCGCTTTCAGCAAGGCATTAAATTCATCTTCAGACAGTTCGTTACCGCCAAGCATACCGATGGCTTCGGCTTCGTCCGCTTCGCTTTGTGCGACGCTCGACGACGGCTTGATGCCCATATACGACGCTACCAAGATATGAACGGGAGGATGTTCGCGCCAATACTCGTTCAGGTGTTTGATGCGCGGCAAATCCAAGTTTTCGGCGACATAATCCCACGTCCACCCTGTTGAGGCGCAGACGTGGGCAATCATCGCGCCGAAACTTAAACCGCCGCCTGAGCTTCCCCCGCTTGCGCGGCTTCCTGTTCCTTACGTTTCAGGCCGGAAACGTCCATCACGGCGGCGAATACTTCGTTCATGTTGCCAATATCAATCAAATCAGCCACTTCTTCGCGCGTCATATCGGGATAGTTGCGTTTCAGCGCGGAATGGGCGCAATCGATAACGGTAGAAATCTGTTTTGCATCTTGCACATTGCCGTCAAATGCACCAATGTCGCTTTGCAACTGCTCCAACGCGCCCAACGCAATCGGCGGAATCACATAATCCACGCCGTTCAGTTCGACGGTTACGCCTTTAATTCGTACAGTCATATAAACACTCCTGTTTTCAAAAAACAAAACGCCGAGGACAAAAATCCACGGCGGTACACAAAACTTGACTTATTTTATAGGTTAACCTATAATTATTGCTGTTGAGTTGTTCAACAAACGGGAAAACCCCTACCGAAGCAGGGGTTAAACGGGAGAAAGAAGATGAAGCGCACTCTTCAAATTCTCATCTTGTTTGCAGTTTTCATGTTGGCAAGTGCTAATGCCTACTAAAAACTGACCAACTGGGGGCGGTAGCCGCCGCCTCCAGTCCCAAATATAGCAAAGGACACGCAAAATGGCAATGACGAAAGCGGAAATACAAAAACGCAGCGACGAGAAGCGCGGGGTAAAAGTCAAAGGCATCAAAATGAAGCTCGAAGACATCGCCCTGTTGGAAAGCCTCTCCGCCCAAAGCGGTAAAACGCAGGCAGAAATCATCGCAGCTGCCCTAAAAATGTGGTCAGAAAAGCACAATTGACCGTCTAATGCCGTCTGAGGATTTCAGACGGCATACAGACACTACTCCTGAATCCACAGCGTACCGACTTTAAAGCCTGCCTCGTCGGTTTGCGCCGTAAAGTCGATTTCGGGGACGGAAAAGTCATCATTTTTGGTCGAGAACAAGCCCAGTTTACCGCTGGTTACGCTTTCCAGTTCCAGCAGGGCTTT